TCATCTTGTCCATCCCCCTTATTCAGCTGCTTCCACTCTTCAGGCCACATATACTGGCCGTCAATCATCTGTACGACGATAGAATCTCCGCTATCTGTCACCCGTACCTCGCGGAACATCCCTGTCTTGCCATGGAGCTGCGTATAGCGATAAACTTCCTCTGGAGTGTTCAGTGTCACCGAAGGTGTATGCCAGCCGCCCGGTTCCTGGAAGCAAAACCCGTAAAATTGCTCATCCATATCGGCTCCTTACTGAGCCCATTGGCGCTTTTTAATATCTTTCCGTGGTGCTGGCTCACTCTGCGCTCGTTCGTAATTTACAAATTTGTTGTAATTCTTCATGAATACCAGTTCCACAGTGCCTACGGGGCCGTTCCGTTGTTTGGCTATAATGATTTCAATGATGTTCTTTTTCTCAGTTTCTTTGTCGTAATAATCGTCACGGTAAAGAAACGCTACAATGTCTGCATCCTGCTCAATTGCTCCCGATTCACGAAGATCACTCATCATTGGACGCTTGTCCTGGCGCTGCTCTACACCCCGGCTGAGTTGGGATAACGCGATAACTGGCACCTCAAGTTCCCGGGCTATTTGCTTCAAAGTTCGGCTAATCTGTGATACCTCTTCCTGCCGGTTCGCACCGCTACGCCCTCTACCCTGGATGAGCTGCAGATAATCGATCACGATCATTCCCAGCTTGCCATCTTTCTTCAACCGCCGGCACTTGGCACGAATCTCATTCACCGTAATACCTGGGGTATCGTCAATGTGAATATCCGCCTCCGACAATAATCCAACAGCCATCGCCATACGTTCCCAATCATCACCTTCAAACTTCCCTGTTCGCATACGACTGGCATCGATCTGAGCTTCAGCGCAGATCATTCTTTGTACCAGCTGCGCGGCACTCATCTCCAAACTGAAGATAGCGACGGTCTCCTTCGCTCGTACTCCGACATTTTGAGCAATGTTCAGTGCAAAAGCCGTTTTACCAACTGATGGCCGTGCCGCTACGATAATTAAGTCGTTTTTCTGGAAACCGGCTGTCATCTTATCGAGATCAGTAAACCCAGACTCAATCCCTGTGATTCCGCGGTTTATATCACGGACGTTGTACCGCTGTTCTGCTTCTTCCCAGACCTGCATCAATGCATCTTTGATCCCAATAAACTCACGTACTGGAACCGTCTGGTCTGAAAGTTTAGATACAGCAGTCTCAGCCATTGCAACGAACCCTTTAACATCCTGTTCCTCCCCAGCATTGCGAAGCAGATCTAGGGCTGTATCAATTGCTTGACGACGAAGAAACATTTCCTGAACTCGCTCAACATAGTAGGCTGCGTTCGCTGTTGTTGGCACTGCATGAGCCAACTTCGACAGGTAACTAACCCCACCAACCTTGTCGATTTCCTCGCTGTCCTGCAATTGTGAAGTCAGGCTGATCAAATCAATGGGCTGTTCCTCATTGCTGAGTCGACGCATCGCCCTGTAAATCCGTGCATGTCCTTCGTCACTAAATTCTCCACCTTGCAAAATATCTGCCGAGGCTTCATAAGCCGACTGATCTATCAAAGCCGCACCTAGTACCGCTTGCTCGGCTTGGAGATCAACCGGCATTTCAATTCCCGCTGCCGCTAAAAAAACCTCACGATCAAGCATTCGTTTCACCTCGAAGTTTCCGCTTTACTGTTTCCCAATAACCTTCAGGTGGCGGTTTATGGCTAGACGCCCATTCATCAAGATTGGCGAAATGTTCTGCAGCAGCTTCCTTACTGCGCTGGCTTTCTTGCAAATCGCCTAACCGACCACGAATATTCGCAATCTTTGGCTCTACCGTTTCAGTGAGAATATAGCGATCAATATTCTCTCGTGCTGTTTCCGCCGGAAAATCTTTGAGATATTTATAATCTGCTTTCACCTTTTCGACAGAAGCATCAAAAAACGGGAAGTGCTTCTTAATCTCTCGGTAAAGCTGAGCAACCTCAACCACTTCCACGCTTCTTCTCCTCCTCAATGAACTGTTCAAGTTCATCGATTTCCTGTTGCCGTTGGCTTTTCCGACGCTCTCTTGAGGCTCCCAGGGCGACTGTTCCCTGCTGTGAAGATGCAGGGGGAGTTAGGTACCGCTCAAGAAATGAGGACAATTCATCCCAGCAGCCAAAAATCACGGTCTTGCAATACTTGAACGTCCGGATCACATCCGACGGTCTCCTCCGTGATAGTTTGTGCCGAGCGATTGCCAGATCGATAAAAAAGTATACGAGATCCAGCGGAATGGCCTCGTTCGCAACTTCACGCACATGCTCCCAATCAGCCGAAACAGGATTGATGCTCCCCTTCTGCTGTCTGAAGTAATTCTCGATATGGAGCATGCGCTGCTCGATTGTCGGTTTATCAAGGTCTATTTGGCCTGTGGAGACGGCACCCACAGCGGACGACAGAACCCCGGACCTTGAACTCAACTCTTTTTGATCCTCTTCCGATAAGCCATTAATCCATCTATCAATCAATATCTTTGTAATATCTTTATTAGATCGGCAGTTTTCTGCCGCGTGATCGGCAACATTCTGCCGATCTCTATCTTCCAGAGTGGCAACTTTCTGCCTATCTCCAGTGTCAGAGTGGCAATTTACTGCCGATCTGTTTTGATACTTTTTAGAGTTTCTAACACTGAAAATGAGTCCATAAGGTGCTCTTGTCACTCGGATGTAACCATAGTCTTCGAGCGTTTTTATCCAAGAACGGATAGTCCGATTACTGACTTCGAATGTCGCTTCAAGCTCATTAATCCGGATAGGCTTGTTCCCGAGGACGATACCCCAGACAGTTCCCTCTTTCTCCTTCTCCGCTGTCGTGGAGCTGATACACCACAGGAAAAGCCATATCGCTGTGCCTATTTGTTTGTAATGTTGCGGCTCCAAAAGCCCTGAGTATGTTGGAAACGGGTAACTGCCTTCGGGCATTAGATCATCCCCTATAAATCATTCATATCAATTTCTATCATCTTGGAGGTAAACGATCGGATACTTAACCCTTTTCACCGTCCAGCCTGGATAAGCTAGAGCGAAGTATTCTCGAGTTTCCCGTTTAAACTCCTCTTGATCTACCTTCATCAGCTTCCAGATCCGCTCCCCCATCATGCTCTGCATCATAGGTTTATCGTTGATCATCGATCTGCCACCCTAACAAGAGCTCCGGTAGTCTCCTGAATTTCTCTCTTAAAGCGCTCTGCGTCACTATTACCGTCAGATAGATGCAGTAGCCAAATCTCCTCAACATTACGGGTATCATTGGCTTTCAAGAATTCTTTCACATGTTCCAATCCGAAGTGTGAGCGAAGCAGCCGTTTCTTTTGGGCAGGATGCAAGCGACCTGCAGTCACCCGTTTATTAACGATATCTAAGGAATAATTGCACTCCACCATGATGTGAGTCAGGCCTTTGAAGCGATGCCGGCAATAGTAGGTATCAGTCAGAAAGACCAGCTTATCTCCCGCTGTATTGGCTAGCAAGAAGCCTAGCGGCTCCTCCACATCATGCTGAATATCAAACGGTAGAATTGTCCAAGTACCAATTGTGAACTGCTCCAACGCCTTTATGACCTTCAGACGATGTCCAGACAACCCTCTAGCAGTTGCCGTACCTGCGCTGGTGTAAATGTTAATGCCTGTCCGCATAATGTCAGGAGCAGCCTTGCTATGATCTAGGTGCTCGTGAGTGACGAGGCAACCTGCAATGTCCGACATTCTAAAATTAAGTGCACGTTGTATGGACTTATAAGGAAAACCGGCTTCCAGCAGAAGCACGGTATACCCGTCAGATATGCGATAGGCGTTACCGGCGCTGCTGGAGCCGAGGCATTGGATCTCGATCATTAGAATTCCATCTCTTGTTCCACAGGAGGTACATCACCAGAGAAATTATCAGGGTCACTTTCACCTGTGGATTTATCATTTGCTGGCGGGCTTTTAGTAGCATCCGCCGGTGGACCATTGGGAGTAATATCAATAATCGGTCCGTTCGCATTCGCCCGAATTTCTTCGTCGACTTCCGCTTCTGCAAAATCACTTTCCATCTGCTTCAGACGTAGATAATCATCATCGATCTTTTGGGAGTCGATAGTTATGTCGCCATAGGCTGCACGGTAAATCGTCTTCCAGGCCATTTTGTCATACCAGCCCTCAACTGTTTCCGTACCAACTTTTTTGTTATTTTCCCATTTGTCCTTTTCCCCTCCCCAGAATTCCGGAGAAGCATGATCTGGCTTTCTCTTTTCGATATCCTTTTTTGTCATGACGACAAGCTTGTTCTTTTCTGGAGCCTTTGAATAACTGTGATAATAAAAGCCTCCGATAATGTCCCCGCGGTCAAAGGCATTGACGATCTCGAACTCATAGCCTTCATACTGATTCTTTGAATCTTTCTTGACCGGTCTGAACTTATCGGTTGAGTAGACCAGTTCAACGGTCACATAATCCGGAACGTCTAGACCATATTTAGTAGCTTTCAGTTCAATGCCTCGGTACCCTTCGATGAAGGTGATATCGTATTTTCCGGTATGTTTGTTCTTATAAGGAATTGGGTTGATGTGGTTAGGCTGCGAAGGGTCAAATCCAACCCTTGCCATAGCCACCACATCACGAGCAAGCTTCTCCATGTTTACGTGTTGCCAAGTTACCGGTACAGCATCACGGAACTTCTCAGACTTCTTCAACCGCTTTTCTTCAGTTGTCTTAAGAATGGCATCCAGAGCGATGAAGTAATTCTGAGCCAGACGTTTCTGAAACTTGGTAAGAGCTACCTCACCCACGCCGGAACCAAACTCGGAAATTACCTTGGTCATGAAGCGTTCCGATTGAGTAGGTTCCTTTTTAGGAATCTCTGCCGGAGCTGTTTGTTGCTTTGTTTGATCTGTAGTACTCAATTAAATCGCCTCCTGTATGGCTGCCGTTTCTATGCGAAGCTTCTTATCCTTCTCGCTAACTACCAGCCGAATGACCTGGGCATCTGTATCAATCAACCTCGTCACTGCCTCGGCATTATCTACGAAGATCGGAGACGAGAATCCGTAATGTTCACCTAGCGTATTGATGATGTCCAAACCTACATTGATACGAGCCGCATTGTTGAGTCCACCATCATAAGGAACTCCCTTATAAAGCGTGTCGCAGACTTCCTTTATCCCACCGTTGATTTGATCTTCGAAAAGGCGGAACCGGGCAAGCTTGAATTTGCTGTTGATCTTGGCATCCAGCATGCTGACCTTGGTTTTGGTGAACTCCTCACAGAGGAACAGTTCGTGTTGCAAGCGTTCATACTCTGCTGCAAGTTCCCTCTCCTGGCTCTCCAGTTCCGTCACACGCAGCTGCGCGCGGCGGACATTATCGAATTTAACAAGGTCGCGTTCTAATTCTTCAATCTCAGCACGTTGTCGGCGAATTTCGGATCGAGCTATTGCGGCAGCATCTTCACCTGAAGTTCTCAATACTTCAATCTGCTGTTTAACTTGAGTAGCTTCAGCCTGCTTGCTCGCATATTCCGGATCAGAAGCAGGATCTTTGACGCCTGCACGAAGAACAGTTAGCTGATCATCAGCGGATGTGACCTCAGCCTGCAGGGTTTTCAGGGTACTGTTCAAACCTTCGATTTCTTCCCGTAGCCGAACGATTTCCTGCTCGAATTTCTGAGCTTCGGCCACCGCCGCTTTACCGGAATTATTGATACGCTCCTTACGCTCCGCTAATCGACGATTAAATTCAGCCTCTGCTTTGTCGTGAGCTGCCTTAATTTGATCTTCTGGAAGTGACTGACCGCAGGCTGGACAATTGGCATCATGACCTTCAGGATGTTCGAAGGTAAGACTCTTCAGCTCAGCAAATTCTGTTCTAAGCCGCTCTTCTTCTTGCCGACGATCAGCAACTAAGCGTTCATTCTGCTTAACACGTTGCTCCTTGTCCTCTACTGTGCGGCGGTACTTATCCAGCTCGTTATGCATCCGGTTTACTTCATCACGTTTAAGAGCCAACTTATCTAGCACATTGGATTGCATCCGACTCTTGATATCGATCAGCTCGCCTTCAATTTCACGAAGCCGTTTTTCCTTAACCGCTACCTCACCACCTGAAAGAATCCGGGAAAGCTCGGCCTCCCCTGATTCCACCCGATTACGGAGGATAGCGATGTCTTCCTTAAGAAGTTCCTCATCCAACTCCGACACATCCGGCATTTGACGCTGTACTTCACTAATTCGCACCGGAAGCTCCTTGATCTCCTTGTTAATCACAGTGCACCGGGAAGAGATAACCTTTTTATGTGACTCAAGGTCGCGATCTCCCAGGATACCTGGTAATGAAGCAAGTTCCTTGTTACCGTGAATGACCTCGGCGTCCGTGAGATCACCGCATACTTCCAGTAACGTCTTCCGGCGTTCTTCTTTCTTTAGCTGTTCATTGAAGTAAGAAGGTGACGTCAGGAGCTTGAATAAATCCTCTTTGATGATGGAATCCACTTCGGCGGTGTACTCTCCTTTTTTCACAGGAACACCATCCAAGAAGTAATTCGTCTCGTGCCCTTCAAAGGCGTCCGTCGCAGAGCCACGCTTCTTCGTCCACTTTTCAGTAAATACTCGGCGGAAAGTACGACGACGGCCATCGATCAAGAAAACTCCCTCAACCTCGTGCTCCAACTTGTGCTGAAGAACCTTCCCTGCTCCATCCAAACCCTTGATCTCGAAGTCAGCCTTGTTCTGGCTGTCCTTACCGAACAAGAGCCAGACAAAGCCATCGAACATAGTGGTCTTCCCAGTAGCGTTGTCACCATAGACATCAGCGTCCCCGCCATTAGCGGCGAGGACAAGTTCTTTAATACCTTTGAAATTGCGGAGCGTCAGGCGCTCCAAAACGATACGTTTCAAGCGATTCCCTCCTCGATGGCTTCATTGCATTCAGCATGTAAGATCATTTGTTGATCAGGTGTTTCTGGATAGCGGATACCATCCAAATAAGTCCGGATTTTGTATTCCAGCTCAGCCAATTGCTCATTGCTAAAATGATGCTGAATGGATTCCCCGCCTTGCTGGAAATTTAGAACCGGAGGATTAAAATAGGTCTCCGCATCGATGATGAAGTCAACGGTTTCCTCATGTAATAGAAATGTGTGCGTTCCACGCATGGATGAACCCCCCTCTTGTGTAGTGAGCCCCCAGCATGATATAGTGGGGGCAAGAAAATTTGATTTTCAAAGAACTGAGATAGCCCATGCCAGTGGGCTATTTTTCGTTGTCGTGTTCAGCAATTTGCTTATAATCAACGATTACAGGAGCGTTCTCGACACTGGCTATCATGTGGCCATCTTCGTCCAGAACAACATACTCAGAATGAACATGGTCCTTATACTCAGAACCAACCTGCTTAATCTCAATTACTTCATGGCTATCAATCTCGGTTCCAACTTCAAATACTCGTGTAGGATTACTAACCACTGTTAACTTTTGAATGACTTGCATGAGGTGCCTCCTTTCTATGTATTTGCAAGGTGGGCGAGGAAGTAACTGCACCAGTAAAGACGGCCTTTTCAGCTCCCTTGACCTATGTGATCCGCCACCACCTTGGATGCGTCAGCCGCATCTTGGAATCCCGGACGGAGGAAAGGTTATTTCTAAGGTCCGACATTCCAAGACAGGGGCCGAAGCCCGTGCCTGTCCTTCTTAAATCTTTGCTGCTGCTGCCATTTTCTGAATAACTGAGCGGCTGTACAGTTTCCCTTCAAAAGGAACCAAATCTTCCTGGCTACCAGTGATCGCACAGCCGGGCGCATACTTGCGGAAGATGATCTTGTCGTCGTCAACAAAGATCTCTACAGGGTCTTTGATCTCCAAGTTCATAGTGCGACGTAATTCAATAGGGATAACGATCCGTCCAAGCTCGTCCAATTTACGTACAATTCCAGTTGATTTCATATTATTAGCCTCCGTAGAATTATTTTTTAGAGTTTATAAATGCACTTGAACCCCAAAGGGTAGCCTTGTGCTTTTCACGCTTCGGGTTTAAAATGGACATCAAGAGATTCTCTAACCGAGATTTCAAACCAAGTGACTGCCCTGCCAGGCGGTCATTTTTCATTTCCATTCCTGCAAAACGAATCATGTTGTTCAGATATTCCTTTGCATCCTCGATCTTTTCCGGCAACATAATATCCGGATTATTCCGGATCATCTGCAGGTTATGAGCTGCATGCTGACCCGCTTCTCTTGCCTCAGCAACCAATTGTTCTCTTTCCAAAGCACTCCCTCATTTCAGATAATTTTTAGATTTCAATTCCGCTCGATGCTCTTTCCAAGTCCCTAACCAACTGAATGAATATTCTTTGCAGATAGCCGCCGCCAAGTGTGTCAACGCCGTGATGGCCTCCACCGTCTCCATAAGCAGCCTTTTTATCTGCTGCCGTTCGGTTTCATTAATCTGTTCATTGGTCTTACTGATTGGAGCATGCCCAGAGGCTTCAAGCACTTCCTGCATTTCTTCCATAGTTTTA